ACAAAGAAATACTTGACTAAGTAGTATAAGTTATTATATGTCAGATATATAAATATATAATGGAGAACATAAATGGCGGTATCAGTCGAAAGGCTTACAAAAGCTTACATCAAAATACGTGACAAGCGTTCGGAGTTGTCTGCCAAATTCAAAGAAGAAGATGGCGGTCTTGCTGAAAAGCAAGATAAGATTAAACGTGCTTTGCTAGGATATTGTAAAGAGCAAGGCGTGGACAGTGTAAGAACTCCTGCGGGATTATTCTATCGCACTGTCAAACAACGTTATTGGACGAGCGATTGGGATTCTATGTATGGCTTTATTGCAAAGCATGATCTCCTTGAGTTCTTTGAGAAGCGTTTAAATCAAACCAATGTACGACAGTTTATAGAAGAGAATCCTGATTCGGTTCCCGCAGGTCTCAATGTAGACTCGGAGTACGTCATCTCTGTGAGGAAAAAATGAACGAAGATACACCATATGTGAACATTAATAAGGTTGCAGACTACTTCCAAGTATCTGTGTCAACCGTCCGTAAGTGGATAAACAACGATTATATACCTGATAGCACGTACATAAAAATCGGTGAGGTCTATAGGTTTAGACTAGATGATGTGGAGTCTGCGCTGTCAAAAGCAAGCAAGACAGGAATGGCTGAGTAATGTCCGATATGGCATCTACTAATAACACTGTGCATCAGATAACCTTGGGCGGTAAACGTTTTAGCAAGTCTGTGGACGGTGAGCGCATTGGTGCTATTGATAGCCCAGTGAACGTAATAATAGTAAATGCCGCAAAGTTGGCTCGTACCTATTATAAAGATGAGTACGATCCAAACAGTCCATCTGCCCCAACATGTTGGTCGCCAGATACGCAAGTCCCATCCGTTGATGTGCCGACAAACCAAAAACAGTCTGCTCGATGTATGGATTGTCAGCAGAACATCAAGGGATCAAGTGACGGCGGTGGTCGCGCTTGTAGGTTTTCTCAACGCCTAGCTATCCTTCTGGAAGGGCAGATGGACACCGTTTATCAAATACGAATCCCTGCTACCTCTATTTTTGGCAACGCCAAGGATGGCAACATGGGCATGCAGGCATACGCTAAATATCTTCATAAGCACAAGACGCCATCGATAGCTGTGGTGACACAGATGCGCTTTGATGATAGAACTGATTCACCCAAATTGTTTTTCAAAGCCGTTCGTGCACTTGAAGAGCAAGAGCTTCAGATAGCTTTGAAGCAGAAGAGCAGCCATGCGGCAAGCATTGCTGCGCTACAAACCGTAGCGATCCCAAGAGAGGACGCTATAAATAAGTCTCCGTTTACGGCAGTAGACGGGTTTGAGTATAACAAAGGAGAAAACTAATGGCAGAAGCCAAACCTATGCACTTAATTAAAAACGTTACAGCTATGTATCCGCGTCTGGATCAGACTTATAGATACGACAGAAATATTCCGCCAAGGGGTAAAACTGTGCCTTGTGGTCCGACAGAAGAAAATGCGAAGTATGAAATGGACTTTCGTATGACTGAGGCACAAGCAAAAGAGCTGTATAAAGCCATGGTAGCCGCATATAAAGAACAGGCGGCTTCTGATTGGCCTGCTATGCCCAAGCACACAGACGTGTTTGAGGTAGATATGGACGGTGGTTACATCGGGTCTGTACAATTAAAAGGTCAGTATAAAGGCAAGGTAACAGAACCACCTTTGCATGTAGACGCAAAGAACAGGAAGTTACCGTCATCGTTTAAACTTACTCATGGCAGCACTATAAACATAGGGGTTACTCTTGTGCCTTATAGTATGAGTTCACACGGAGTATCGCTGAGAGTGAAAGCCGTGCAAGTATTAGAACTTGCTGAGAAGAAGCAATACTCACCGTTTGAAGCACAAGACGGTTTCTCTGTAGAAGAGGATGATGCTTCAGCCGTGTTTGAAGATGTGGTTGATTCTGCGCCTGTTGAGGCAGATGAGATCCCCGAACCGAAGAAGGTCGCCAAGAAGAAAGAGGGAGCTGCTCCTCCTGCTGATGAGGCTGACCTTGCGGCTCTCGTTGATGACTGGGACGATTAAGAAGGTAAGGGGGAACTTCTTATCCTAATATTAACGAGAGAGTGTCGTGGTGAGGTAGACTCCTATCACACCTCACCACGATTCATTTTGGAGCAGCAACAATGGAAACGACAGATTTTTTGGGGAGAGTACTAAGCGACAGCGGTCACTACTGCATGTTTGCCGCAAGAAGCAAAGATAAAAAGAGAATACAAAAATTTTATAGCACTATCGAAGAAGTAGAACGGGCTGCAAGTAAGTTTGATTCTGATGAGTTCGATGTATACTTTGCACTCAGTACATTTAAAGAACCCACAAACCGAAAGGGCGACAACGCACATGAACTGAAATCCTTATTTTTGGATTTAGATTGCGGCCCTTCAAAAGAATATCCCACGCAGCAAGCAGCAATCGAAGCATTGCGTGGTTTCTGTAAACAACTTTCCCTGCCTAGACCTACAATGGTCAACAGCGGACGAGGTGTACATGTATACTGGAGCCTTACCGAAGCAGTTTCGGCAGAGGATTGGGTAAGCGCAGCAGAGACATTAAAGCAGGCTTGCGTCGATAACGGACTACTCGCAGACCCTGCCGTGACAGCAGATGTAGCACGTATACTACGTGTGCCGAATACGCACAATTATAAAGGCGATCCACCTCTAGCAGTAAGTTTGTTTGGTGTAGACCTGCCAAAACCTGTTGTCTTATCTGAGTTTGTCGCCAAGCTTGGCGTACTGAAGCCAGTTACCAACATAGACTTGGGTACAGACGCGTTATACGAAGCGTATGCCGACAATTCAGAAAACGTTTTTAAAACGATTATAAAGAAAACCATCGAAGGACGTGGATGTGAGCAGCTACGTTTTATAGCTACAAAACAGGAAGAGGTCAGCGAACCACTGTGGCGAGCAGGACTATCGATTACAAAATTTTGTGTAGATGGGAACAAAGCAGCAGAAAGAATATCTGATAAGCATCCTGATTACAGCGAAGATATGATGCGTAAGAAGGTAGACGAGATAAAAGGTCCGTATACATGTGCACGTTTTGACGAGCTGAACGAAGGGGTATGCACAGAGTGTCCTTTGTGGGGTGAGATTAAATCACCGATTGTGTTGGGTAAACGCATCAAAGCAGCACAGGGTTCAGCAACGGTATCTGCACCTGTTGCGGGTAAAAAACAAGACAGAGAGTTTGATATACCAGAATACCCATTACCGTATTTTCGAGGTGCAGCAGGCGGCGTGTTTATGCGTAGCAGTAACGAAGATGGGGACATAGAAGAAGAGGTAATATACCATCACGATATATACATTACTCGTAGGTTGCATGACGAAGAGCTTGGCGAGACGTTAGTATTTCGACTACACTTACCAAGAGATGGTGTACGTCAGTTCAGTGTGCCGCTTACGCATGTGACCTCAAGAGAAGAGTTTCGTAAAAGCATGGCGCGAGAAGGCGTAACTGCATGGGGAAGGAGTCTAGATAAGCTCATGGCATATACAACAAAGTGGGTCGATGAATTACAGAAGACATCTATGGCAGACGAAGCGCATAGACAATTTGGTTGGGTCGATGACGATATGGAAGAGTTTGTACTTGGAGATAAACTTATCACAGGTACAGAGATTAGCTATAACCCACCATCATCTAAGACAGCAGGGCTGATAGATGCGTTTGAGCCAAAAGGCTCGCGTGAGAAAAGCATAGACATGCTGAACTTTTACGACAAGGCAGGATGGGAGTTACATCAATACATCGTTGGCGTCGGATTCGGCTCGCCTCTGATGGCTTTGACAGGGCTAAATAGCATGGCAGTGCATCTACATGGTGGCACAGGCGTGGGTAAAACAACTGCACAGATGGCTTGCTTATCTTTATGGGGCAACCCAGAAGATCTGATGAACGCCAAAGATGATACTCACAACGCTAGGATGAACCGTGGTGAGGTGATGCACAGCTTACCCCTGGTGTCTGATGAGATGACTAACATAACAAGCAGAGAGATGTCTGAGTATGTTTATCAAGTATCAGGAGGACGTCAGAAGAACCGTCTCGCATCAAACGGTAACATAGAAAGAACTCGTGGTAAGCCTTGGCAACTGTTAGCTCTTAGCTCTGGGAACACCAGTGCATGGGAGATACTGAGTCGAGACAAAGCCATGCCGAAAGCAGAGATGCAGCGGCTGTTTGAGATACAAGTAAAGAAACTAATTAACGCTGTCGGTAAGAACGACGATACAACTGATCTCTTTAATGAGTTAAAAAAGAACTATGGTTGGATCGGCCCAGAGTATACGCAGTGGGTGATAAACAACAAAGAAGAAGCCAAGCGCACCGTTGAGTCTGTCAAGCGCAGAATAGACGCTGCGGCAGGGCTAGGACCAGAAAATAGGTTTTGGTCAAACGGCAATGCTGTAATTCTTGCAGGGCTTATTATAGCTAAGAACCTTGGGTTCGTTAATTACGACGTGGGTGCTGTATATAAATGGGTGGTGAAAGAACTGATTATACGAAACAACTTTGTCAACGACATCGGTGCATCGGTATCCCAAACACTCAACAACTACTTGTCAGAGAACTACAACAACCTGCTGAAGATAGAAAGCACACAGGACTTGCGAGGCAAGAACGACAGTGGTCTGGATCAGCTTGTACCTATTTCGGCATCGCCAAGGGGCTTCTTGGTTGCACGGTACGAGCCTGACACAAAACTGTTATTCCTACGCATCAAGCCGTTTAGAGAGTGGTGTATAGATCAACAGATAAACTACGCTAGTCTTGTGGACGATCTGAAAGACAAGCTGAACGCCAAGCGTATAAAGAAACGTTTGACTAAGGGTACAGACTTTAATCTGCCACCAGACTGGGTGTTAGAGATGAAATTTCAAGAGCTAGATGAGGGCAGTGATGGATCAGAAAGTGATGAAGCTTGATGATTTGAACCCTGACGGGCTTCGGATCACAATAAACTGGGACGCAATGGACGTAGGGTCATCTATATTTGTACCCTGCATCAACACCGAAAAGGGTAAAAAACAGTTAAAAAGTGTTGCAAAAATGAAAGCATGGGAATTTGAGATGCAGATTTGTGTTGAAAGCAGAAAACTTGGTTTACGTGCGTGGAGAACTATGTGATATACTATATCTGACAACGTCCTCTAGATGTTGTTCTCCATTGTTATACTGACCCCTGCATCTTGTGGGGGTCTTTTTTAGTCTAAGTCGTATTCTTCTAAACTTTCTAGCATACCATCAGTGAAAGATACCCCACCGCGCATGTTTTTAGAGAGCCTTAAAAATGTTTTTAACGAACGTTCTTTTGTTTCTGCTGTTATTAACTCATCTCGCACAAAGGCTTCAGGTATGGATGCGTTAAACTCAGCAATCAACTCATCTACTTCTTGCACTTCTTCATAGTCACCTTCACGCATTGCCATGTTACGTCTTCGTAGAAGCTTTGTGCGTTTACTATCTAACGATGTTTGTTTACGTCTCTCGTTTTTATTTACTTCAAGTCGTTGTATGTAGGATTGTGGTGCAAACCCTGCAAGCTGCATTGCTACATTATATGGATTGATATCTTCGGTAATGGCATCTCCACGTCTAGTCGTTGCCCCTTCAGTCGCAAACCTAAAAGATTTCATACCGTTACGGACAGATGCAGGGACCATAGATTCTACGCCTCTATACCACTCACCCTCGTAAACATCACCTATGCCGCGCTCAATACTTAACCCTACACCAATTACTGGACCTCCGAGTTGTTCTACCAATGTCCACAGATTACTCTGATCTTTGTCTATGATCGGTGCACGATACAGCAGGCTGTTCATTGAAATCCGATTAGCTAAATCTACGCCCAACATTTCATTAGCAAGCCCACCATAAATACCTTCTCCTACGAACTTACGTGTAGCTGCCTCGAAGTCATCTTCATCATCATCTGCAAACATGTTGTAGAGTACACCTATTGCACCCATCATTGGCATGCCACCAAGCCCTGCAAATATGCCTGTAGAGATAAGAAAGTTACGCCCTGCCGCACGTGCAACGGGATCTCCCATAGCCGCTTCTTTGGCTAGTTTTGCCATCATATAGTATTTACTGATTGCAAATCTTTTGAAGAGAAACAGCACGTTACCGATTCCGCTTTGCGCTACGATTGGACGACCTGCGGAAGCAGTTGCACCAAGAGTAAATTCTGTAGCATCTATAGCTTCTTGAGCTGCATCACGGTAGTCGGATTCAGTAAGATCGCCTTTCTCTCGTCTAAGTTTTTGTACTTCTAGTAGATATGCAGATGTGAGTGTGGTCTCACGGTTAAATCTTTCTGAGTGATGAAACATAAAACTAGAGAATTTGTTGAAAGTTTCTAAAGGTGCACCTCTACCCATCTCTAAATTTTCTTGTGTCATGGACTGATTAAACTGTCCTTGATCTGTACCCATCTCGATCAGTATGTCACCACGATTGTCCTGTAAAATAGCAGGCAATTGGTCTAATTCGTAGTTGGCAATCGATTTACCAAACGCTCCCATGTTTACTTCTTGTTGAACAGGTTGTCCGTCAGGGCCAGTTACCATAACGGTTCTTGTTTTAGGTGCACCCATAAATAATTTAGAAGCTGTGCCGAATGTTCTGGAAGTAGCACCGACACCGTGTTTTCCTGCAAGCACAGGCATGGCACTCATGGCTACATCGAAGAATGTTATGGCTGCGGAAGAAAAGTTAAGCCCCATAGTATAGCCAAACCCAAGACTATTAACTATTTGAGAAGCACGATTTATGTCTGGGCTTTGTGCAAACGTAGCTATCTGTGCAAGCTTACCTGCCATCATTGCTGTGCGTGGGTCTTGATCGTACTTGCCACTCGTCAATTTGTTCTTAAACCCAACAAGCTCTGCACTTGCTTTCATCTGCACAAGCTGCCTGTTTAAGTCACGACCTTTTTCTTTCATCATCGTGTAGGCGTCAAACTCCGTGCCACCTATGCCAGTCGGTGTAGTATCTCCGATAAACCCGCGTACATTTCCACGTTTACGGAAGCCTTGCAAAAAAGAACGTTCTGGCATGGCGTCTAATACAAGATCTATTACTTCACTCATCGCTTCTTTAGATACATTTTTTTCATTTAACGTGTCAAAAAGCTCGCCCACAAATCCAGGTGAAGGATTGTTCTCATACTCAAATCGTTTTGAAGCCGAAGTTATAGATGTTTCTTTGGCTCCTGCATTCTCCGCTGCCTGCAATGCTTGTGTCGCTTTACGCTCTGTAGCGTAGTATTCTACAAAGCGTTCTGGTCTCCCTGTGCTAGGGTCGGCTGCTTGATATGTTAGTCTATATGCCCCTTTACGCATCAAAGGAAAATATGGTGTGATGATGCCGCTTTGTTTTTGCATCATCTCTTTTATCTTAGCCATCGCAGCTTTGCGTTGATCGATATTTGTTATTGTGGCTTCTAGGCGTATGTCTAACGCTTCCATTATTTCTTTGTATGTATCCTGAAAGTAATTACGCATCTGACGATAGAACGCCTGCCCTTCAGGATTTAGCTTGTTGTACTCTGCTCTTAGTTGATCGTATTCCGCAGAACGCTCTTTGTCGTTACGA